AAAAACTGATTCAAAACACAACTGGCAATGTGCTAAACAAAATGGAAACTCTTGGTTTACTAAGAGGTTCTGAAGTTACTGTAGCTTAAGAAGTTTACGGAAACGCGAGCCGGTTCACATACGCTCAGGAACAGAAGTGATGAAGGTGAAATACAACTGAACCATAAATCGAGTTGTCTATTGGTTTTTAATTTACGATAGTGAAGAACAAATTAAACTTGTTTTTGATCAAGTAAAAATCAAATATTTTGGGGTATTAGAAAATACCAACCTAAGCATGTAGTTGTCTTTTAGACAAGACGAGCTGGACGAGGTTTCGATTACCTCCGGGTCCACACTAGACTTTTTGGACTTCTGGCTATATTTATAGTAAAATTATATATATATGGCCAGAAGACAAAAAAAATATCATTACATTTATAAAACCACTTGTATCCTAACTAATAGGTATTATATTGGAATGCATTCTACAGACAACATTGATGACAATTATTTAGGTAGCGGTAAAAGATTATGGAATTCAATAAATTATCACGGCAGAGAAAATCATAAAAAAGAAATTTTAGAATTTTTTTCAAATAGAGAAGAACTTAAATTGAGAGAAAAAGAAATTGTTGATAAAAAACTTATCAACGATCACTATTGTATGAATTTACAATTAGGTGGTGGAGGAGGATTCAAAAATGAATTACATATGATAAAAACAAGTAAGGCAGGAAATGATCAATTCAAAAAAAACATGACGGATCCTGAATACAGAAGAATTTTTTCACAAAAAATGTCAGAAGCAACTAAAAAAAGTTTTGAATTAGGTAAACGTGTTAGATCAAATTTTTACGATTGGTCAGGAAAAAAACACACGGAGGAATCCAAACAAAAACTTAGTTTAAAAAAGAAAAATACTGGAGTTGGGTCTGATAACTCGGTTTGGGGGATGAAATGGATGAATAAAGAAACTAAAAATAAAATGGTTAGACCCGAAGATATTAATCAATATTTATCAGATGGGTGGAATTTTGGTCAATATATTAGTGAAGAAAGAAAATTAATCTTAAGAAATAGTATGAAAAATACTAAAAAGATTTCTAAACCATCTTGTATTGGGAGAAAGTGGATTAATAAAGATGGTAAAAATAAAAGAGTTTTAAATAATGAATTAAATAGTTTTTTAATGGAGGGATGGACTTTGGGTTGTTTAATAAAAAAATGAAAAAAGGGATCAATTGATCCCTAAATTTTTTTACCGGTTTTAGCTCCATTCTATAAAAGAAATAAAAGGCTGAGATTACACCTATTTTGTGAGAACCTTTAGAGTCATTATTGTTTCTACTCTTATCCACTTTCTTTTGGAAAGTATTTCTCATTGCCGATTGGTTAGACCAATCACTCCTTGACGATATAACTACTCTCCTATTACTTAACTCTCTTCGAGGATGCCTCCCCAACTCGTCCTTGCGGGATTAGAGGTTTTTGGTAGAAATACACTCGGTCTTGGAAACCTAATGTGCCACGGACAACCCGTGACTAAGTGGGCAACTTCCGTTATACCGTGACAGACACTTTTCCTTATTTATAATTAATTGTTTAATAATAATTAAGTTTTGTGTAGTGGATTATCGAAGTAGTGGTCTGTCAACCGAGCCAACCCATCTTTTGAACGAGTCGATACTCAACTACTCCGTGAAATGTCCCCATTTCCATATTTCAAGACTACTTCGAAACTAACCTCTTGGTAGAAGTTGGTCAAGGTTAATAACGACACCACTCGTACACTAACATACCTTTCGGTTTTAAGTATCCTCTAATAATGGAACTCGCAATAAAAGTGTTGGAACACTTTGTTTTGCAAAATTCCTACGAGTTATTCCTATTGGTGTTCCCACCTCAATTAGACGACCCACATCGCCCAATCATCTAACCACTTTCCCTACAGCGTTGCCCTCGGTACTAAAGGTTAAACGGTATCCCGCTTGTGTACTCGACCTCGATTATCCGAAGATAATCAAGACGCAAACCATCTAACACAAATGATTCACTTTATCCCACTTTCGTGGTTTATTTTAATGGACCATACACGGCCCAATATCTTTATCAGTTTCATCCTTAAACCCGAAGGTCTTTGTTTTACTCCTGAACGGATAAATCAGTTTTTCAAAGAACTATATCGGACGTTTCCGATTTGTTTTACAAAGTTAAGACATTTATTTCAATCTGTCAAGTACTTTGTGAACTTTTTTTGAGATTTTTTAGTATTTCTACTTTCTTTTCTCAAATGTTTTACAAAGATAAAGACTTTATTTTAATTTGTCAAGTCTTTTACTTCAATTTTTTCTACGTAAACATCATTTGTTCCGTATCGACTCGCTCTTAATTGAGCAAACACCAAGTTTGATGTCCAAAGTTTAGATCCGTTTACAATATAGAAATACATCTCAACTTCTTTTACTTCTTTAATTTCTTCGTTCATTTTTTAATTTGTTACAATTGAAATGATACTACTAATTTATTTATATGTCAAATATCTTAAAGAACTTTTTTTATAATATTTTTAATATCATATATTTCTTGGATCAGTTCTTCATTAATTTCTTTAACTTTTGATGTAGATATTGGTGGTGGTGCGATATTTTTTGTTGTCAATACTCTTTTGATACCTTCACCAGTTCCCCATGTTTTTAATTGTGAAGAACATTTTGTTGCTATATTAATGGCGCCAATATCTTTTTTTAATCCACCCACAATACAATCATAATTACCATTTGTTATGGTTTTAGCAGTTGCGTCAATACCATCAGATTCAGACTTATAGTTTCTAACTCCACCCAAACATTTTCCTTCTTTTCTTTTTAAACAATTCCAAAAAGTAGATCCTTCTTTTTTCTGTGTAGTATTAAATGGGTTAAATGTTGATTTAGCACCTTCGGCTTGTCTCCATGCGTAAAAAAATAATAAGTTTTGTGGTGTATTTGGTGCTCCAATTTTTTTAAGAACTTCAGAATAAAAATTGTTATCAGATGAAGAAGGGTTTGTTATTTTATAATCATTAATAGATGTTATTGTGTTACTTGTATCATCTGAAGATTGTGATTGATCTTCTTCTGAAGAACCAACAGTGGTTGGTTCATCTGTAAACCCAAAAAAACTTTTCCACCCTGAAAGACCTTTTAAAAACGAACCACCAGTATCAATTTTTAAATTAGTTTGATCTGAAGTTTCATCATCAGTTTCAGGTTGTGATGTGTCTACCGTAATTTTTCCACTCATATATTTATCACAATTTTTGTCCCTATTTGGTCCTGATCCACAGAATGTAAAATGCCAAGGTTCTCCAACTGACCTTCCTTCTCCCCATGTCCATCCGTATTTTTCACCATTTTCTTTAATCCATTTTTGAACATTTGATGGTGATATGTCTATTGCTCTACCCCACCCATGATTTGAACTTCCTGGATAAGCCGCCGCGGTATTTGAAGTTCCTTTTTTTCTTTTTTTGCCGGTTTTTTCATAATGATCAAAGTCAAAAATATTACATTGAACATTTAAAGGTCTATATGAATCCGATAATTTAACAGATCCTTTTACATTATCAGGCATGTCTTCATACATTTTGATAAATGCATTTGCGGCATCTGTTTGTAATTTATGACTACCAATACCAACAGATTTTAATTGAGAATTGCTAATACATCCACTAGAATCACCAAAACCTGAGCAAGGATTGGAAGAACTACACGCTGATTTTGTTACTTTCATAACAATAAATACTTTAGTTATTTAAAAACCATTCAGGTATTTCTCTATTTTTCCACTTAGCAAAATCTTTTTTTGCTCCAATATAGTAGTTTCTATAAGATTCAATAACATCGTCCACTTTAAATTCGTCAGGCATTGCCTTTGGAGGTGTTGTAAAATCTTTATCATTAATTTTTGGTTTATTGGTTAAACACCATTCTATAACTTCTTGGGACTTGTGACGTTTTCCATATCGATATGTATATTCTTTACATAACTCTAAACCAAGATCACAAAGATATAGATAGTTAGATAAAGTTTCACGAGCCCAAATAGCACAAGGGTGGTTTTTGTGTGATAATTTATATGGAACTTGGTCGGTTACTTGGTCGGTTACATGATGAACACCACACAAAAGTTGCGCAGTTTCAAGTATCATTTTAACAACGTGTTTATCGCAGTGGTATTTTGCACATTTGTTGGTATCAAAATCTAAAAAGAAAATATTCATATCACAAAGATATGAAATATTATTTACTTATTCAAATAACTCATTAAAACACCACCAATGGATGATGCGTGAACTTGAAGGTGTGTGATTTCCTCAACCGATAAATGTCTTTTTTCTTTTGTATAATCCACCGATAATATACCAATGAACTTATCGTCAATTGTTTTAATTGCAAATAAATAACCTGATTTACACCCTGTTTCTTCAGCAACATATTTCAAACCATAAGTATGAATATTTGGATCTAAAAAATCTGGTATTTGAATTAAGTCGTTATTATATAAATGATTTATTGATTTTGAAAATAAATTAACGGGAATGTTTTTGAAATTTGATTGAACTGATGATGTATTTTCACTTACGGTTTCATACATAATTGAAAACTTAGCAATTGATTTACCTGTGGGATAAAAATTACCTCCGTTATGAAATTGTGAGATCCATACTCTGTCAGCATCAAATTCGTCTAATATATGTTCTATTTTAGACGTTACACGTTCACTACATTTTAAAGTGTCTTTAAAAATATCAGGCTTTTTATTTTTTTTGTCCAACCAATTTTTTATGATAATGACTATTATAGGTCCTAAAACACCCGTAATAAATGCTACGATTATTGATGCGATATTGTTCATTTCTTATAATAAATATTTTGAGTTAATAAAAAATCCCACCTGATGTGGGATTTAATTTTAAATAGGAAAAATTATTTTTTATTTTTTTCGATTATTGACCAAATAGCACCAGTCAAAGTTGTTAGTCCACCAATAATTTCAGTAGCCATAGTCTCATCAACAAGACCTTTCATTACCAAAATACCACCCACAAATGTTAATGTGTGTCTTATAATCCCCATTAATTGTTCTTTAGATAATTTCATAATAAAATATTTAAAGTTTATTTTATTATAAATATCTTGGTAACATTAAAGTTACTTTTTATCGTAGAATTTAATGTGATTATACGTCATATCTTTTTCTTGGACTTGAATAAGTTCCCAACAACATTTTCCCAATATTTTAGATTTGGAAACAACAATAATATACCAATCACACCCAAAACCAAACCAACAAAACTAATTTGATTACGAAGAAATATTGAAAGAAGAAATGCCCCCAACATTGTGATAAGACCTGATATAAAAATCTTTGTGAAGTCCGTTAAAAATTTTAAAATATTTTTCATTTTACTTTTTTTTAGATAATAATTCTTTTGCTTTGGAAATCGCCAAATCTTTTGTTTTAAAACCTGTTTCGACCACTTTTTTTGAATGATACAAATTGTATTCGGTTTTTGAAACTTGTTGTTTTCCGTTGTTTGATCTCATCGAGTCTTTCGCGTATATGTCATAAAAACCTTCTTTACAAATATAACGACCTTTTTCTACACCTTTTCCCATTTTTTCTTTTTTTTTTAATTAAACAATATTACAAGTATAATAGTTTTATTTTAATTCATCAAATTTTTTTCGTATAAATCAATAAAGTTTTTACCATGTTTTGAAATAACGTATGGTAAAATATTTTTTTTAATATCTTCTTTATATAATATAACAATTTTGTAGGGAAAACATTTTATTTTAGCATCGGTTAAATCTGATTTGAAATTTTTAATCTCGACATAACTACCATCCGGTAATATAAAGTCAGGATAATATGTATGATTATTTCCATAATAAACGTAGTTAAATCCTTTGTAATTTCTTTGGAATGGTAAATTATGTTCTAATTGATATATTACCCAAGCCAATTCATAACTACTATCACATTTATATCCTTTATATATACCAGATTTACCTCTACTAGATCCTTCTCTAATACCACCAGAAATTTTTAGCCAACATTCGTTATGGTATTTTCTTTTTTTATTTTTTTTGTGTAAAATCGTTTTACCGCAAAATAAACAAGGAGTTTCGGTCATAGGTGTTGCAAGTGTTTTAACACCGTTTATGGTTTTAAATCCTTTATTATTTTCCGCAATAATTTTATTAGCCCTTTTTACTTTTTCAGAATTTTTAGATATTTCACTTAATTTTTTTCTTTTTTCTTCAGTCCAAACTCTAACATTACTACAAGATCTAGAACAAAAGTATTTTTCTTTTTTTGGTTTTTCTACATTATATTCTTTTATAGTAAACTGAATATTACAAGTACGACAAGAAACTTCAAACTCTTTCCATTTTTTCATTTTAGTTTGAGTTCTTTTCTGAATGGACTCTTTTTTCTTTTTTTTACCTTTTTGTTGGTGAAAATTTTGACAAGATACACCGCAGTATTTGTTTTTTACAGATTTACCACAATTTAAACATTTATTAAACATATCATTTCTTTATTTATAAATATGCGGTCTAAATGTTTTTTGAACCCACTATAGATTATTTTTTTTTGCGGTCTCGAAGGGAGTCGAACCCTCTTTTTCGTTTACCTACTTGCTACCGTGACAGGGTAGTGCACCAACCATTATGCGCCGAGACCAATTATTATATCAAAACATCCCACTCAGACACAATAAACTCAAGTTTTAAAAGACCTTCAACTGAAATGTAGGTTACATGAAAACCTCCTGAAGCAACATCTGTTTCACTTTCTATTGCTTGAGTTAAAAGTTGTCTTGCTTTTTCTCTAATCTCACCTTGACAAGGAATTTTTTCTTCACTACCTATCCACTCCCAACGAAGAGCCTTCATGGTTTTATGGACTTTTTCAAAATCAAACCAATCCATTATATTATCTACCGCCTTTCTTTGATCTTCTGTCATAATACAAATATAAGAATAATTTTTTATAAAGACTGCACTTGTTCCATAATTTCTGTAACTTCATCAGTATTTAAATAACCAATCACATCATTTGTTACAGAAGTGTCGTAAGTTAGATCACCATTCGAGTCTAAAACCGCAACTTCAAACAAACCATCTTTACCACCATATGAAAATGTATGAGACACAACACTAACACCATATCCATTTTCAAAGATCATTCGAGAACGAACACCTGACATATATGGTTCATCTGATATTTTATCAAATTCTAAATCTTCAAATTTTTTCATAACTTTTAATTTTTTCTTGTGGTCTCTCCTGGAATCGAACCAGATACCTACTGATTATGAGTCAGTTGCTCTAACCAAATGAGCTAAGAGACCAAAAATATCAGTCTTTCCTGATCGTCACCCCTAACCCACAGGTATGAGCCCGTATCGTAGTAAAGCTTGGTTGGCTGTTGTAGTCAGGACAGGATTCGAACCTGTAACCACGTCTGGTATGGGTTTACTTACTGCCAATGAGATTGCGGTCTCAAGGATTCAGTTACTTGCCATAGCGTCTACCATTCCGCCACCTGACTATTTAATTTATCTCTTAGTGGATAAAAGCCTATCACAAAGGATTAGGTTAGTAGCCCGACGGAGGATCGAACTCCGATTGCCCGGATGAAAACCGGATTTCCTAGCCATTAGAAGACCGGGCCGTAAATGAGGGTAGACACGGGCTTAGCTAGCCGTCTTTCAGGAAAAGCCCTTTTTCATATTCTACCCTATTGTTGCAGGAGAAGGGTTCGAACCTCCGACCTCAAGGTTATGAGCCTTGCGAGCTACCACTGCTCTATCCTGCGATGTGTAGTTAATACTGGACTCGAACCAATGACCTATTCCGTATCAGGGAATCGCTCTAACCAACTGAGCTAATTAACTATGTTTGTATTTAAAAGAATTTTGGTCAACCACTCGCGTCCCACCAATTTATTGTATCAAACTTTCTGTAGTTCAAACGATTAAATCTCCTACTACTCATTTTTAACTCACTTGCCTAAGCCTTGTCCGTTGTAAATTCTTTTGTGGTATGGGAATGGAATCGAACCATCGGCACAGGTTTTTCACACCTTGCTCTACCTTCTGAGCTACCACACCATTTTTTTGTAATTAGTAATTGACTCACACTCTCGTTTCACCATCTTGAGTCAACAGGTTAATGCACTTTACGAGTTTCCCTTTTCTTACAATCACAATATCTTAAATCAAAGAACTTTCTCCTTTTGTGGTGGGGGTGAGACTTCTAACACACTTTCTCACCCCCCTTGTTTGTTATACAAATATATGTAGTTTATTTTAAACTGACAAATCTTTATTAAACTTTTTTTTAATTTGTCTAAAAATAAAAAACCCCACCTCTTTTCGAAGATGGGGTCGTAAAAGGTCATAAATAAAATTTAAATAACTTCTCTTGTGTCAATATGTGCCTCATACATTAATCTTCTTGTTGATAAAGATCTGTAATAATAATAGTCTTCCAAAATAGACTCAAACAAACCGCTCACAAATCCTGATGTCGCATCCCAAGCATTTGAAAGTCCTTTCCCAACTGCCTGTGCCCCGCTTTGAATAGCGCTTCCTACCGCTTGAGCTCCTTTTTTAATTCCTTGTCCTACAGCTTGAACACCACCTTTAACAAAGTTGTATGCTTTATTCAACATGTTTCCTGCAAATTGTTTTACGTAAGACCAAAGTTCTGCAATTTTTGAGGCGGCGATAACTGCGGCCCCCCAAGCGGCTTGTCCTAATTTCCATATGGCGTCAAACATAGATTTAAAAAATTGTAATATGTTTGTAGATGCTTTACTGATAAAACTAGAAATTTGATTTGCGGTATATTTAATGGTTTGAGCAGCACCAATTACTATACCTTTAACTTGTTTTGCAAGTGCGGTTAAAAAACTCAAAATAACATTTCCAATTGCCTGTGCCACTTTAAAAATAGCCTGACCAAGTTTAATTCCAACAATTGCAGGAAGAAAAATGATTGTCAATGAAATTTGGCCAATTTTAATTACCGTTTGTTTGACAGCTTTACCTGCCTGAAAGCCAGTTTTGAATGCCGCGCTTTGGACATTTTGTTCTGAAATAACTTGTTTGATAACTTTTATCAAATCATTTTCAGTTAATTTTATTACTTTTTTCATAACTTTTTTTATTTATAAATATATCGTAAGTTGAAAAAATTTTGCAAAAAAAAAAATCATCGACAATGGTAATCTGCAGCTCTTGTTGCGATTTGATTATCAGGTTTTATATTTGCTTTATAACCCAATGACGTAACCAATCCAACGGCAGGAGATACGAGTTTTGAACTAAAATGTTTTTCTTGTGAATTATAGTCCAAATCGATCTCAATTTTTACACTTATTTTACTTGACAACCAATTTGCGACCTCAACAGAATGTTCACATTCAGTCCAAAGACGTGTCCATTTATCTTTTATTTTTCTTACCTTTTGTTTATGATAAATGTAATGAACTCCTCTGTTTCCATATCTGTAGGCAATTGCCGTCACATATACTGTATTTCTTCTGTGGTTTTGAGAATCGGTTCCTATATGGATTTCAACATATGGGCATTCTTTTATAATATCTATTGTGTGATTTACTATATCAAAAACAGCGTCCCCTTCTACTTTTCTAAATACCCTGTTCATAAATTGATTTGGGTAAGAAATGTCAAAATTTTATAATTAAACCCGTTGTATGAAATATTTGACTATTGCTTAATCCTGTTATAAATAGTCGCTGAAAAACTTTAACATTTGGTGAAACATAAAATCTTAGTCGTATATCGTAGGATCCAGCAAAAATTATGTCGTTAATTGTTAGATCTGAAAATGTGTCAACAAATGGTATTCTTTTAAGTTTTGTGCTAATAGATAACTGAAACTTATTATATTGTATTCTATATACAAAATCACTTTTTTGTTTGTTGGTTATTTTTTCAAAGTTTGATTTGGCGATCGAATCGTAATTAATATAAGTATAGGGCCTTATAAGAGGTTGAGAAAAGGTTACCTGATGGATCAGTAATCCAAATAGTAAAATTAGTTTTTTCATATTATATAGTTTATTTGATTTCAAAAGCACATCTCATGATTTTTTTAGTCTTGTTGGCATCTTCAGGGTTTCCAATCACAACACCATCTTTGATTGTAAATGCATGTCGACTAACTAAAACAAAAAATGTTCCTTTTGGGTTTTGTTTAATAAAAGTTCCAACGGTCATTTGTCTTACTTTGGTTTCACCTTTGATCGTTACATTGTAAGATAAAGAATTAATCAATGTAGAACTTTTTCTAACGCCAACAGGATAAACTTTTTTGTTGTTTACTGCTGTTTTCTTGTCGGCCATTCTTACAAGTTTACTTATAGTTCCAAAAGTTCCTTTTTTTGGTTTTCTTTGAAATTCTTTTGCGACATATTTGTGAGCGTCATCATAAGGAATTTCAAATGAAGATGCAAATGCTCTAACAACACAATCGTTTGTTTCTGATTTTGCGATTACAGATTCTGAATATCCTTGAATTGCTTTTGATGTGGCTTCGTATGGTAGTTTGTTTTTCATAATACAAAGATACAAAAATTTTTTTAAATCAAACCATGTTGGTGTAATTCATATAAAAATTTCTCGTAGTCTTCTGAGTTAATAAACTCATCGTGAATTTGTTGATGTATATCTTCCATAATTTTAATATTTGTGATCCCGAATGGATTCGAACCATTGACCTACTGCTTAGACATACCACTATAGTTTTCACTACCAACTTAATTGTTGTTTGTGGTCTGGACTTTCTCTTTACCTTATCTTTCGACTTAGGCACTCACCGTCAAGTCTCTACACCTTCTTCTTTTCAGAAGCTTGGCTCGGGATTACCATTTTACAGGCTTCCCCGAATTTGATGAGTTCTATTTAATTGTTTCCAACTAAACGCCCCCTTTGAGGCAGTTGCTCTATTCCAGCTGAGCTACGGGACCATATTTTTAGTAGTTAACTTTTACCTTTACTACCTCTACGATTCTTATAGGTTGGTAATTGAGAGTCGCAATTACTACACAAAAATCTTAAATTTTCAATTCTATTGTCATTATTAATACCATTAATATGATCAAGAATTAGTGGTAATGGGTTTCCCATCCATTTACCATTATTTCCACATTTAGAGCATTCATAAGGAATCATTTTTTGATTTATAATTCTTTTCTTCAAATTGTGTCTGGCATATGTAGAATTTTCAATAAAAACTTTTTTATCGTCAAATCTTATCGATTTTACATATTTTAAAAGCCCATTTTCATACGCCTTTACATTACCACCACCTCGTTTACTCATAATAATTATTTATCATAAATATTGCGACAGTGTGAAAAACTTACGTAAAACTTTTAATTTACAATAATCTTTTCAAACTCCTCTAACATTCAAAGAACTATTATAAATATATTAATTATTGTATAAAATATCAATAATTTCTTCATCAATAGGCGCATATTCGGTATTGGTATTTGAATATTGATAAAAAATACTTTCAGGATATTTTTTAGAATCGTTAAATAATCCTAATGATTGTGTAAGTTCCTCTCTCAAGATACTTTTTTGAGCCGTGGTGTCATCACCAGTTTTTAACATTTCAACATACATTACAGCCCCTGAAGATGGATAAACCTCAAAATAACCCCAATTTCCTTTTAAATATGATTCTTGGATTTTTGGATATGCTAATTCAAAACCTTTCGCTGAACCCAAGAAAATAAATGTATTTGCTTCACTACGATTTTTTACCACTTTAATTTCAATCGTATTGATGATTCTATTTAGATCTTTAACGATTCTGTCCAACTCATCCATCATATAGTCACGACAAGAACCATGAACATAGATTTTAACATCTCTCTTCCATTTGAATTTTTTATTTGTTCCACCATATTCATCATGAAGACAGATTTCTTTGTAATAATTCCAAGCTTCTGATGAATGTGGAGGTAAATTTTTAGTTTCTTTTGATGTAAATAAATTTGAAGAACTTCCATTAACTTTTGATATTTCTTTTTCAGCTGTGTAAAAAATACGTCTGAGAGATCCTTCATTTAAGTTAAATAAAATTTCAGCAGATTTTAGAACACGAATTTTCGTTTCTTTTTTTGAATAACAGAACGCAATTACCATAATTGCGGTTAACCCTAAAGTGTAGTTGATTATCTTTTTCATATTTGTTTGTTTTTATTTCTACAAATATAAGAACTATTTCAATACAAAAAAATTAAAACCTGAATTTTTTTAGTTCTTCATTTAAAAAAATATTAATCTTTTTCTCAATTGAACTTTCTTTGATATCTCCATATTTTGCTTTACCTACGGCTCTTCGTAAATTAGCAACACCATAAGGACCACCATTAAGTTTGATTCTATCAAATTCATCTTCTAAACCAAAAATACCACCAATTTTTGGGGATTCACATCTTAAAGCGATAAATTTATTTTTAAACAAATCAACACCACAGTCTCTTGCTGTGTCTGAAGTTATACAATTATAAAGTTTTTTGATCGTTGTTCTACAGGTTTTTTTATCAGGATATAATATTTCATTCATAGGATAAATTACATCACTATCTCTTCCAACACCAGCTTGAGAGGTTAAAGCTGGCCAATCATTTTTGATGTCTTTGAAATAAAACGAATATTTACTTTCATCCGCAGTTAAATCTTCAGGTTGTTTAGTTGTAAAACTTTGAGATGATAACATGGATTCAATTTGAGATATTATATCTTGTGTTTGTTGTTTTAAACCAACTTTTCTCCACAAATATCCATTTCCATTATAATCAGGTAAAACACGTTGTCCTGTACTTGTGTTTTTCAAATCTTTATAGAATACTTGCACGTATTGACTTGGATTTTTTGGATCAAACATGACATAAACTCCGTTAGAATTATTAACAAATTCTTGTAATGTTGCCTTATCTTTTTCACCTAATGGCGCAATTCCTAAATCCTCAAGTGCCTTTAATTGTTCACATTGACTTCCCAACCCTTCTTTAACTCTACTGGCAAGACTACCAGGAAATATTCTATAGGATAGAAGTGCTGTTTTAGGTGCTTTATCATCTTTAACACCAAATACCACATAATAATCACCTTGACCTTCTGTTGGTTGAGTTGCAATATAAACGGCTCTTTCTAAACCTTTACTTTCTAATTCTGGAAAATAAATCCAATATTTTTTTTCTAACTCTTTGATCGTCCTATCTTTTAAAGAGGGTAATGTAGTACAATTGTCTTGAACACCTTGTAACAAAGTAACTTGATCTTTAAAGTCCAAACCTTTAACGGTTTTGTTTTTTTGAAGTTCATCGTCTTCTAATAAAACTTTTCGAATAATTTTTGAAATTTCCATTTTTTATAATCTTGCTAATGTTGATCCTAAACCTGACCTACAAATATATTTAATGTCGTCTTTGGTAAAAGATACTTGATTTATTTTTTTTGATAATGCGATTTCAGTTTCTTTATTGAATAATCCTGTTACTTTAACACCCAAACAAGATTGAGCTTTAGATATTAAATCTTCAGAACCTTTTGGTGTTTTACATCCAATATGATATTCAATATTACAATCAGTATAAACATTACCCTCATCATCCGTTATTTGTGTTTGGTCATCATCATCATCATCACTTGATCCTTTTCTTACACAATCATTTGCTTCAACACTAAACTCAAAACCTTCTTGTTCACATTCTATTTTAGCATTTCCTTTTTTCTTGAAAAAAAGATACCAAATACCGACACCAATACCTGTCAAAAGTGCCAGTTTTATAAGTGCTTTAGCTTTAATAACTCTTTTAACAGGATCCCAAATGCCTCGTCTTTCTAACCATTCTAAAACTTTGTTTGGTTTTTTTTCTATATCTGTTTTGATTTCGGTATAAGATTTTATCTCACTTTCAACTTCTTTGTTAATTGGTGGAAAATCTTCTAAGGGTTTTGGTTCAGGTTTTGGTTCAGGTTTTGGTTCAGGTTTTGGTTCAGGTTTTGGTTCAGGTTTTGGTTCAGGTTTTGGTACGGGTTTTTTTGTTTTATTTTTGGAATATTTGTTGGCCAACTGCTCAGCCTCTTCCCTGGTGTATTTTTTTTCAAGTTCTTTTACCATTTGTTCTCTTGTCATATTGCCAAACTTTTGATCAAATGACTTCATATTAACAATTGCTTCAGCAGCTAAAGACTTAACTTCCAAGTCGGTAGATTTTCTAAATAATTCTTTGGCCAATCTACCGGCCTCAGTGATAGAACTAATAGTTCCCATTTCCATTGCTCTAATAATTTCATCAACATCTCTTGTTTGATATGCAATCCCTCTACCGTCCTTAATAGTAATTGATCCCGTTTCCTTTAAAGCATTCTCAATTGAATTTCTCAAACCACTACCTTCTATTTTTGCTAGGTCTTTGAAAAGTGTTTCTGCTGTGGTTCCAATTATATCTTCTTTTAATAAAGAATTTTTGACTAAAACTTTTTTGTTCTCAGTCAAAGTGTTTTTTAAATTATAAGATATGAGTAATTTTATCCTATCTATTTCTTCAGTAATTATTTTATTTTTCATGTTATTTTTTTTTTTAAAAAAGACCTATTTTTTCTGCGTCTGCCACCGATAATTGGTCAAGTTGACCGGAAAATTTTTCAGACTTTAACGACCTTTGTGCTTTTTCTAATTGTTCCTTTGACACTTCACCATTTTCAATTTTTTCTTTACAACTCCAACCATCCAAACCTAGTGCAGAACAAAGAGCACCCGTAATGAGAATAGTTTTTCCCACAGATTTAGCAACCACAGGGATTGGTTTTGATAAACTCAATTTTTTTACTGAATTTTTTAATACTTTACCAAAACTTGGTTTTTCAAGATTAGCACCGTTTTTTTCTGCAACATCAACCGCTGTTTTTATGCTTTTTTCAACAAATGATTTAGTTTTAGATCCAAAATTTTCTAAAAATTTTAAACCCATTTTTTCTCCTAACCACTCAGAAGATTTTCCAATTGCGGTAAAAATCTTTCCGGTACCATTTTTTAATAAACCTAAAGTTTTAGCAAATATACCGCCTTCAGTTGCGGCTTTAAGTCCTAATTCAGTTGCTGTTGTAACTCCTTTTAGGCCCGCTTTTAACGCTCCCCCCAATGCTGGTAGTAAAAGACAAACGGCGTCCACAATAATATCTACAAAACTCCATTTATATTTTCCTGACTCATATTTACCACTTAACGCTTTGTATACGTCCCAAATTAATAATGACCCAAAAACAATAAAGTCGCTAATATGCCCTATTGGTTCTACAAAAGTAAGTGCGGTCATGGCTCCTATTCCTAAAGTTGAAAAAGATGCTTCTCTTAACCCTTCCATTAAACACTCAAAAAAATTGTTCGATAAACATTTCCATGTTTTAGCAACAGCATCTTTTACAGAATTCCATACCTCAGAAACTTTTTCACCTGCCCAAGTAAATAAACCTTTTTGAGAAATTTGCTTTGCTTGATCTTTAGTCCAATCATAAGCTCCTTTTGCCGTATCACCAACCCATTTAGCAGCTCTTTCTACACCACCTTTCCAATCCCAAGACAATGGGTTATACCAAGATTCGGTGATTATATATCTAATTGAATTCCATGAATCATTAATTTTATTTTTAATTTCATTTTGATTAGTTGACTCATTTATGAGAATTAAATGTGATCCAAATTTATTTTCCCATTCTTTTATTATTGTTGATTGGCCTTCAGGTTTAACGATCTCTAACAATGTATATAAAAATCTACGAGCCGAATTTGCATATTCTTGTAGTGAAATGTTACCAACACCATATTGTAATTTATAATTTTCTTCCATCATCAAGACTGCCAAAGGTAAATTTTCATACGAATAATCAATAAATCTAGTTTTCTTTTTCGTAAGATATTCGGCAGTTTCAAGTATACCACGATCTGTGAAAATATATTTCAAATTATTTGATATACCTTGTAAATTAATTTCTTTTTGATTCATAATTATTTTTTTTTATAAATATCTATAAGATTCATTTATAATAAAGTATTAGCTTTACCTCTTGTTATCTTATTTAAATCTTTCCACTTAGCCTTATAATCTATTTGATTTGCAACACTTCTTGTTAAACCCGTTTCCCATTTTGTAACCGTAGGGTATGTTGTTCCACCTCCACCAGTAGCGGCGGCGTCTTGTTCACCAATCTCAGAATTTTTTTTCGTTCCTGAACGAGTGTATCTTTTCAATAAATAAATAATTTCGTCTAAATCCATTTTTTTATAAATATTATCATTTATTTAAAAAAAAGATATATATTTGTAGAAACAAACATTTATGAGAAATTTATTTTATTTATTGGTATCGGTTTTAGTTTTTTCATCTTGTATGAAATATGAAGAACCACAATTATTAAGTTTGAGTGGTGAATATCGAATCGATAAAATTACATACGAAAATCGAGACAATTCTAATTTGAATCAGGTTTTTTATCCCGGTGATTTATATGTTAATCAAAGTGAAACCAAACCTTTAGATTCGATTTCAGTTGGGTTTACTCGTATGGCGTTAGATTATTCTGTGATTTATTTTAGTCCTACTGACGATCCTAGTACTGGATCAACAACTTGGTCTAAAAAATTCACATATACAATTCAAGGACATAATAACGTTTACGACTTGGGATATATCTCTTTTAATTATGAAGGAACTAAAAGAGTATGGAAAATTATTGATGATGGTCTTGAAAGTCTTGTGATTAGAACTTCAGGGAGCTACGATTATGGAAATAATACAAGTGGTGAAACAACCACAATGTTTTTAACTCGAGTTGGTCCTTAAATCAACTCGGGTTTTGGTAACTTATCGGGATAAACAACATAATATTCATTTAAAAATGTTATTAGATTGTCCTCATCAATTGATGGTGATTCGGACCAAAAGAAATCATCATCATCATCCTCGTCGTCCATGTCATGATCTTCCAAAATTAAATCAAACCCAAAGTCATTAACATCTGATAAATTAATTATGTCCAATCTAATTTCTTCTTCTGAGTCAGAGATTAGACG